GACGGCGGCAAGCTTGTCACTGACTCAGTGACAGCCACACAGATCGCTCCGAACACCATCACGGCGTCTGAGCTAGCCGATAACGCCGTCGACACTGCAGCGATTCAAAGCGCAGCAGTCACCGATGCCAAGGTTGCTAGCGGTATCGATGGGGCCAAGCTGACCGATGGCACGGTCACCGACGCCAAGCTCGCTAGCGGGATTGATGGGGCAAAGCTAAGCGCCAATTCGGTCACTGCTACCCAGATCGCGCCGAACACGATCGCAGCTAGCGAGCTTGCTGGCAACGCTGTCGACACCACTGCTGTCCAAGATTCAGCAATCACCAACGCCAAGTTGGCTGGCGGCATCACGGGCGACAAGATCGTTGATAATGCAATCGGCGCAGACCAGCTAGCCGAAAACGCGGTTGACACCGGATCTATTCAGGAT